CTGATTTATAATGAAGAATATTTACGCAAGGTTCTACCCTTCATTAAAGATGAATACTTCACCGACAAAACTGAAAGGATGTTATTCTCCGAAATCTCCGAATTTGTTTCAAGGTATAACACTACACCAACGATTGAAGCAATTGGATTGGCCGTCAAAGAAAGGCGAAATCTTACAGATGATGAAGTGGAAAAGTCCGAATCTTATCTACAAGAGATTGCATTGGCTAAAGGAGAAGAATCCAAGATTCAATGGCTTATTGAAAAGTCNGAAGCCTTTTGTCAAGAGAGAGCGATTTACAATGCAGTATTGGGCTCTATTAGCATTTTGGACGGTAAGGACAAGACCCACGATAAAGGCCAGATTCCCAAGATGTTATCGGACGCTTTGGCGGTAACATTTGATAGTTCAGTTGGCCATGATTACTTAGAAAATAGTGATGAACGATATGAATTCTACCACAGACATGAAGAAAGAATTCCTTTTGACTTGGACTTCTTTAACAAAATTACAAAAGGTGGTCTACCTTCCAAAACTCTTAATATTGCTCTTGCTGGTACCGGTGTTGGCAAGTCCCTTTTTATGTGTCATTGTGCCGCTGGAGCTATGTCGCTGGGTAGAAATGTTCTTTATATCACTATGGAAATGGCCGAAGAAAGAATAGCGGAACGTATAGATGCAAATCTATTGAATGTAACCGTAGATGATTTGAACTCACTACCAAAAGATATGTACGACAAGAAGATTGCCAAGATGAAAGAGAAAACAACTGGCAAATTAATCATCAAAGAATATCCAACTGCCTCAGCTTCTGCAACACATTTTAGGACACTATTGAATGAACTTAATCTCAAAAGGTCGTTTACACCTGATATTATTTTTATTGACTATCTCAATATTTGTTGTAGTTCTCGTATCAAGGCCGGAGCCAACGTCAATTCCTACACCTACGTCAAATCAATTGCAGAAGAGCTGCGAGGTCTTGCCGTTGAGTTCGGAGTACCNATTGTATCTGCTACACAAACAACACGAAGTGGTTATGGAAGTTCCGATCCAGGACTCGAAGACACGAGTGAGTCTTTTGGTTTGCCAGCTACAGCCGACTTGATGTTTGCTTTGATTACGAGTGAAGAACTTGAAGAACTTGGACAACTAATGGTCAAACAATTGAAGAATAGATATTCGGATCCAACCACTCATAAAAGATTCGTTATCGGTATTGACCGTGCAAAAATGAGACTTTATGATGTCGAACAAACAGGACAAGATGGATTGGCAGATGCTGGCCAACCATCACCTAAACCTAAAAAGAACTTTGATGGATTTAAAGTATGACCTTAACTAAAGAACAAGCATTACATTGCCTCAATGCATTTGAACATTACTTTGGTAATTTTGACCGTATTGACCAATATATGCGTGACCAGAAATTAAACTCTCTGGCCGGTATGTCATCTAATCCATTATTTCCAATTGAAGATGATTTGTTTAGTGACTTCACTATGCATCCTAATGATATGGATATTGAAGTGTGTGAGGCCCCTGGCGAAGAATGGGAACAATTGTTGAACATTACCAGTTCTCATGTGAATATTGCACCTGTTGGTCGTAATATCAAATTGGCCGTCAAAGAGAAGAACACCGGAAAATATCTAGGATTCATTAGACTTGGTTCACCAGTAATCAACTGCAAACCTAGGAATGATTTGCTTGGCCAAGTGTTTACACAACAACCTGAGTGGGGTAAAAGATTCAATAACTCTGCAATGATGGGTTTTGTTATTGTACCCACACAACCGTTTGGTTTTAATTATCTTGGTGGTAAACTTCTGGCCGCTATTTGTTGTTCTCATGCAGTTCGTGAGATTGTAAACAAAAAATACAATATGAACCTTTGTCTATTTGAGACAACCAGTTTGTATGGTTCCTCTAAAACGGTGTCACAGTATGATGGTATGAAGCCATATATCAGGTACAAAGGTCTAACTGATTCTGATTTTTTGCCTATGATGCACGGTAAACCATATGATGACCTAAGAGATTATGTACAAGATATAGTTGGCCAATTGGTTGAAAAGGATGCTTCAAGTAAAAAATTAAAGATTACGATGAAGATTGTTTCCTTGACCAAGGCTGCTTTAAAAGGTACAGATGACTTTACCAGATTCACCACAATCATTGATAATGCCAAGAACCTGACCGAACAGAAACGATATTATACCTCAAATTATGGCTTTAAGAATTTTGTTGATTATGTAAATTGTAAAACAGATGTGTTGGTAAAAGACGATAACTATGACAAGTTTGAGTTGGAGAATGTTGTACAATGGTGGAAAAACAAGGCATCTAATAGATTTGATACTCTTAAGGCCGAAGGTCGTCTGAGAACTGAACTAGAAGTGTGGACTTCAGGAAAGGACATCCAAATTATTAGATAAATACTTTTATTTCCACTAAAAGTTATTATGACACCAGCAGATATACAAAAAGAGTCGGGCAAAGGTAAGTACAAAGGCACTCCTAGGGCTAAGATTTTTTTATTGAAAATAGGAGATAAGTCACCTTTTACTTTAAATAGTGGCCAAAAAGTTATTGGTACTAGGTGGGATGCTGAAAAGAAAATATTATATGCTGGTACAAAACAAATATCTCTTAAGGATATTAAGAAAGATGAGGACTTTGGCGGTGGCGGAGGCTCTGGTGCAGGTGCTGATGTGACTGCCGCTGTAGAATCTGGCCAATGTTTTGTTTCTTCTATTGCATATAACATCTTGAAAAGAGAAATTAAATGGGAAGATTTAACATTAGAAAATCTTACTGCGGCCGCCAAATATTGTGATACTGATATTCCTTTAGATGTGGTTATTGAAAAGTCTCCACCAGAATGGGTACAATCTTATGTCAAGACGGCTAACATAACTTTTAAGAACTATAAAATGGCCGGTGCGCCTGTCTATTTCCATAGAGGTTCTAAATTCATGGCTGGAATATATGCAGCCAAAAAAACTGTATTTGATGCTGATAAGAAAAGTGACGACCCACAAGCACCAGGTTCTTTCTCTGATGACAAATGGAATCCGGGTGATATATGGCAGACAACACTAAAAGAAGTGCCAAAGTTGAGCACAGATAGTTGGGGCGCATTAAATGCTGACATATATAAATTTGCTCAAGAAAGAAAAATGTTAGCCGTGTCATTGAAAAAGATTGGTGCAACTGCTCACGTAGAAGAATATAATAAACCAAAGACGGGAAAATCTACTTATCACTATGAAGGTTTTAGAATAACATCAAGTACAGAAAGAGGAGAGTATCCACCTTTCTTTAATTCTATTGACTTGTATATGAAAGTATCCGGTAAAGAGATTCAATTCCGTGCAACATCTGGTGAAGCAAGTTGGCAAGGTGAGATTAAAGGCGCAACAGCCGCTGGTGGTAAGATTGGTGGTGGTAATGTGAATTTCTATCTAAAGAAATATACGGGCAAAGGTGTGTTTAGAGAAAGTGAATCTGAGATTTTAAGATATTTAAATACACCAGAATACTGGAGAGAGTTTTATGATTTGTATAAAAAACATTTTAATGAGGCCAAAATTTCCGGCAAACCTGTAAGTATTGATGAGTTTAAAGCTTATGCTAATGCAAAGCAAAAAGATTCTAAAGGTTATTTGTTCTCGAAGTTTATTAATATGAAATTTATTGATATATTTTTGAGTGTGCCTTCAAACAAAAGAGATGAGATTGCTGAATCGTTCTTTAAATATGCGGCTTCAAATACTGACCAAAGTTCTTATTTTATTAAGGTATCGTAATGGCACTAACTGACTTCCAAAAAATACTTGATGAGTATAAAGTAACCGAAAACGATTTCGGGTTCTCAGCTGTTTCTGAAGAAGAATATAATGCACGAATTTCTGATGCATCTTCTTTGACAGCCGAACAATACAAAGAAAGATTAATGAAATTGGAAAAAATAATCATACCTTTCCTACAGAAACTACATAGTACATCCGA